GACAAAATTTTGCCGAACAAAATGTTTATTAGTGAGGGGGTAGTCTCTGGCAATTTATGGGAAAATGGATTAGCACAAAGTGATCATTTCAGAGAATGTTTCACAGAAAATACTTGTGATTATTTAGGACGTGTTAGGAAGTTTAAAATTTTTAAAAAACGAGAATACGTCAACAAGTCTTTTGTAAAATATTGTCTGCAAGAAAATGTACCTTGGATCTCAGACAAAAAACGTAGGAATAAATACCGCATGGTTTTTCCAAACTTTGCAGCTGGTTTTAAAGGTGGAGCAAAATTCGATCGGCAACAACCAAAATTCGATGTTGAAGCGTTAGCAACAGCAACTACGTGGATTACTGCGTATTTAAAACCACATATGTGTGGTTCGAAGGTGAGTGAAACCGAAGAATGTATTGAAGCCTGTGATAAACAAACATCTCCAGGATTTCCTTGGAGCGACAAATGGAAAAATAAAGAATCTTTATTTAAGGAGGATTTCTTCCGACCTTTTGTTGAAAAATTGTGGGCTGAAGTTGGAAATGGTATAAGTCAACATTGTCCGATTTGGACGGGTAGTGAAAAAATAGAGTTGCGTGAGGCTGAGAAATTAGCTGAAAACAAAATTCGTTTCTTTACTGCTAGTCCTGCGGAATTAACCATAACAATGAAGAAAATGTATGATGATATGAACAACAAGTTTTATGATAGCCATGGAGACCATTGGTCTTTTGTTGGTTCTTCTCTATATATGGGAGGATTTGAAAGGATATATAATCATTTAGCAAAGTTTAAAAATGCTTTTTCAACAGATTTTTCTGGCTTTGACACCTCGCTATTTGCAGCTTTATTACAGAGTGTAGCAGATCTGCGATGGCAAATGCTTGCAATCAGCGAGCGGACAGAAGAAAATAAAAGAAGACATGATTATTTTTATCAACATATTATACATAGTGTAATTGTTATGGAAAACGGAGAATTAATATGGAAACACACGGGGAATCCTAGTGGCTCTGGTAACACAATTGTGGATAATACCATAGCTCACATGATTCTTCTCGCTTATGCTTGGATAACATTGTGCCCAGTTGAGCAGAGAACACTCTACCATTTTGTGAATGAGTTAAGATGTGCCTTGTATGGGGATGATAATGCCTTCACAGTCAGTGATGATTGTGTTGGTTTCTTTAATGTGAGAACAATTAGTGAAGTATTTCAGTCTTTAGGATTGAAATGCACATCGGATTCGTTAGAACCGCGACGCATTGAAGAAATAGATTTTTTATCTCAAAAATTTATGAAGATAGGCAACCATTGGTTGCCAGGACCTGATACAGATCGTGTATTGTGCTCCTTGCTTTATGCGAGTGCATATGACGATGTGCGCTGGCATTTATTAAGAGCCAATGCTCTTCGAGTTTGCTCATGGGCAAATCTTGAAGCACGGAAAATTTTCGATGGTTACATCGAATTTCTGTACAGTACAAAAGAATACAAAGATGAACTTATTGGTATCATCAATGATATTCCAATCTCGGAAATTCTTCTTGGTTGGAAATCCAACAAATGGTGTTGGATGCTTTATACTGGAATTGATCTTTAACTAGGTTGCTAGCGTAAACACAAACCTAGTGTTTTAAATCACGTCAAAAATTACAGTTCTATGCAAAGCATGGAACTTTCAAACCAATGCACTGTAATCTCAGGCGCTCAGTGCACGCCACCAAACACACCTGACCGTTATGTTAAAGAAATTGTGCAAAAACATGAAATTGACGGTTTTGGTTATCCAATTCATGAACAAAAAGAATTGGATGATTATGGAAATAAAATTGACTCCGAAACTGAAACTGAGGATGATCTTTGTGAAAAATGTCTCAGTAAAGTGGTAGAAGGTCATAATTGTGAACGCAATTTTGTTGATGTATTAGGTATTT